AAAACCGCTTCGCCGCTATCTGTGTCGGAGACGTGAGAGACAAGAACACGGGCTTTTATTATGACTTCTGCGGCGACATAAAGCGCATATTCAAACAGAACGGAATGCGCCTTTATAATGAGATTATCTTGGTCGAACAGACCGCTTCAACGGCTCTGAGGGCTTCACGTTATATGGATAGCCGCAAGGTTGCCAAGACGCATCAGCACCTCTTGGTCTTCTTCAAGGGCGACCCGAAGAAAATCAAGAAAGAGTTCCCGAAGATTGAGTACACGGAAGAAGACCTGTCAAAGACCGATTCAGGCGAGACGTGTTCAGAGAGTGAAACAGAGTAAACAGAAACGCCATGCAAGCAAAGATTTGGAATTTCTCTCAGTGGATAAAAGAGACCGACCCGAAGCGTCTCAGGGACATTTTCGATGAAGCCCTGAAAAAGTCAGGTTTCAACGTTCTCTGCTTCACTGACCACTATTTTCAGCCTCAGGGTTACACCGCCCTGTGGCTTCTGACAGAAAGCCATTTCGCCGTTCACACTTTCCCTGAGTTTGAAAAGTCGTATATCGAGCTTTCAAGTTGTAACTTGGAATTCTATCAAGAGTTCCTAAAACTGACAAAAGAACTATGAGTGCAGCACAAGATAAGAAACAAAGACAGATGAAGCTCGCCCGCCTTGAAATCGTGGCGCAGCTCTTCAAGCGTGGTTACAGCCGCCGCAAGATACGGGAAGAGGTCAAGAACCGTCTTGACCTGAAAAGCTATTCCCTCGGCACGGTTCAGAGTGACGTTCAGACCTTGTTGGCTGAATGGCGTGAAGACCGTATCGAAAACACCGATGATTTGGTGCAGCTTGAACTTGAACGCATTGACGATGCGGTGCGTGAGTTGTGGGAACAATGGGAGAAGTCAAAGACAGACTACAACAAGACACAACGCAAGCAGAAAGGCTCTCCCTCCCGTGACAGCGAGACGGGTCAGACCTCAATCAAGACGTATCAGACAGAGCGAACGGAAACAGAGGTTATCTGCCTTGGCGATGCTTCTTATATCGCCGAGATACGAAAGCAGCTTGAAGAACGCCGCAAGCTCCTCGGCTTGTACGCCCCTGAAAAGAAAGACATCAACGCCAACGGCTCATTTGCCGCCTATCTCATTGAGAGCGGCATGATAGATGAAGCCGAGCAAGAGGCGGGAGAGGTCAAGGAAGACGAATAAGCCCGATTGCGGCTCTCTGTCGGCGTAAGTATTCTGAGTGGTTCACTTATCCCATTCAAAAGCGTACCGCCGACATACTCAAAATTCGGAGAAAATAACTATGGCAAAGAAACAACGGAAAGAAACTATCAAGAAACTCAGTTTTGAGGTCATAAACTCATGGCGGGCAGATTGGAATAAATTTGTCCGTGAAGCCTTTGGCGTGAACCTTGACCCCGAGCAGCAAGAAATTCTGTCAAGCGTTCAACACAACAGGCGCACGTCCGTTGCCTCAGGCACAGCCCGTGGCAAAGACTTTGTCGCCGCTTGTGCCGCCATATCGTTTCTTTATCTCACGCCCCGTTGGAGGCGCACAAAGAACGGGGGCGCAGAGTTGGTTGAGAACACGAAAGTGGCTCTGACAGCCCCGACCGACCGTCAGGTAAAGAACATCATGATGCCTGAGATTAGCCGCCTTTATAACAGAGCCAAGGCAAGAGGCATACAACTGCCAGGGCGTTTGAACACTTATGACATCAGAACAGAAAGCGATGAATGGTTTCTGACGGGCTTCAAGGCTGACGAGAACAATCATGAAGCGTGGTCAGGCTTTCACGCCGTTCATACAATGTTTGTCGTTACCGAGGCAACGGGTATCGGCGATGATACGTTTGGGGCTATTGAGGGTAACTTGCAAGGCGACTCACGCATCTTGATTGTCTTCAACCCCAACACAACAGTCGGCTACGCTGCCCGCTCTCAGAAAGGAGACCGTTGGCACAAATACCGCCTGAACAGTCTGACAGCCCCGAACATCGTTCAGAAAAAGACCGTCATTGCGGGTCAGGTTGACTATGAGTGGGTTCAAGACAAGTTGGCGAACTGGTGTACTGAAATCAGAGAAGAAGAAGCCACGGCAGAGTTTGACGACTTTCAGTTTGAGGGCAAGTGGTATCGCCCCGAAGACCTTTTCAGAAAGAAAGTCTTGGGCAAGTTCCCCAAAGTGGGCGAAGACGTTCTTATCCCTGAACAGTGGTTGGAAATCGCACATCAGCGTTGGAAAGAGGCTCACGGGCGGCAACCCGTCACAACAGAGCCACGGATCATGGGCGTTGACGTTGCGGGCATGGGACGAGACTGCACCTGCTTTGTTGAGCGTCAGGGCTGTTGGGCTTCTGAGTTCAAGACACACAACAGCGGCGGCTCGGCTGACCACATGAAGATTGCGGGGGCTATCACAGACCGCCGCCGACATGAGATTGAAATGTACGTCAGCATTGACACAATCGGCGAGGGTGCGGGCGTGTTCTCCCGTTGTGTTGAGAATGAACGGCGTGAGAACTCTCATTACATCATCAGTTGCAAATACTCAGAGGGAGCGAAAGGCTTCAACGGCAAGAACCTGACCGACACAACGGGTCAGTATGAGTTCCTGAACATGAGGGCGTATCTCTTTTGGGCTGTGCGTGATTGGCTGAACCCGAAGAACGAGACGGGTGCCATGCTGCCCCCTGACCCTCAGTTTGATGAAGAGGCGACAGAAATAAAATGGTCTTTCAGGTCAGACGGGCGCATATACATTGAGCCGAAAGAAGACATCAAGAAGAGACTCGGGCGAAGCCCCGATAAGTTTGACGCTTTCGCGAACACGTTCTATCCGCTCAGAGGAAGCCGCCGTATTGACCTGAACCGTATCGCCCGTATGGTACACAGATAATTCAAGTTTAACAAATAAATCATCAAAGAAAATGACTATCGAAGAAATCCTTGCCTCACTCAGGACAGAGGCTCAGAAAATAGCCTTTTTGAAAGAGAAGACTATCAACGTCCCTTTGTGGCGTGGTCGCTTTGGTCTCATTCAAGAATTTGACCCGACAAAGCACCCTGTTATGAACAAAGCCAAATACCCTGATATTGTCACGGACAGCGGCATTCAGGAGGTAACCCGTGTGACGTGTGACTTGCAGCGGCTCGCCGTGAAGCGCATGACAGAACTTGTTACGGGCATACCCGTGAAACGTGTTTACAGCCCTGAGAATGACCGTCAGAAAGAAGTGGCGAACTATCTTGAAAAGATATTTGACAAGAACCGCATTGACAGCGTGAACATCGAACGTTGCAACATGCTCTTTGCGGGCTGTGAAGTTATGACGCTATGGTACGCCGTTGAACAGAAGCACACGACCTACGGGTTCGCTTCAAATCTGAAATTCCGCTGTCGCAACTTCTCCCCTATGCTCGGCGATGACCTTTACCCGCTCTTTGATGAATACGGCGACATGATAGCCATGTCAGTGGCTTACACCCGTAAGAGCGGCAAGAAGACCGTTCAGTACTTTGACTGTTATATGGCGACCCGCCACATCAAATGGTCAACAGAGAGCGGCGAATGGGCTGTCATTGAAGATGAACAGATAACTTTGTTAAAGATACCGTGCATCTATATGTGGAGACCGACCCCGATATGGGAGGACACGTCAAAGACCGTCTATGAGATTGAATGGTCGCTGTCAAGAAACGGCAATTATCTCCGTGAAAACTCAAAGCCTATCTTCGTTGTTCTCGCCGATGATATTATTCAGTTCGGCGATGAGAAAAGTTCAAATGAAGAGGCGAAGAGCGTCATGCAATATCCGAAAGGCTCAACGGCTCAATACGTCACATGGCAACAGGCGACTGAAAGTCTGAAATACCATGTCGACACCCTGAGAAATCTTTTCTTCACTCAGCTGCAGTTGCCTGATTGGTCATACGAGAAGATGTCGCAGCAAGCCCTCTCAGGTGAGAGCCGCAAGCAAATGTTCATTGATGCGCAGCTCAAAGTCAAAGACGAAAGCGGTCGTTTGATTGAGTTCTTTGACCGTGAAATAAATGTCGTTAAAGCGTTCTTGAAGATTGCTCTTGGAGAGACTTACGCCGCCGACATTGACGCTCTCCCCGTTGAGACCGTTGTCACGCCTTTCGCCATCACAGACAAACAAGACTTGGCGAACTACCTCATGTCTGTGAACGGTGGCGAGCCTATCATGTCACAACGTGAGAGCATTGAACGTCTCGGCGAGAGTGACGATGTGGACACCACCCTGAAAGAAATTCAGGATCAGAAGACGGTGGACGTGTTTGAACCGACAGAATAACGTGAGAGCATGACACCAACAAGAAGACCTCCGAACAGAAAGAAGCCTGAGCAGCCGAAATACCGCTGCCGTGACTGCCGTCACAGTTATGATTGGCACAGTAAGGCTCTTGACGGTCATTTGATTTTGTGTCGCTGCCCTCATGATGAAAAGACAGAACACGGGCGGTGGTGCAAATTTCTGAATGACCCTCAATGTGATAAATTTATTCTGAGAGACAATGGCACTCAATAAATACGACAAACAGCATCTGCGCAACCTGACAGCCTACGAGCGTCAGGTTGACGCTATATACAGGGCGGCGGTCAAGTATAATCCGCAAAACGAAGCGTTTCGCCTTTCCATAACGAACCGCATAATTTCTTAAAACGAAATGTACCTCTGGGGTACTCCCCCACCCCAAAATATTTTCGACCGGCTTACGCCGGTATTCACATAATGCAAGAACGGAGTCCGGACACCATCCGAACCCC